GTTTTTTGTCTTATAGAACGAGCAGTGCTTCTAGTTGGGGACAATGATCTAGATTTCCTAGATGCCGATGATGTACTAGGAGATGGTTGTGATATATTGTTAAATTTTGCATGTTTTAATAATTTGGAAATTTCACTGTCCTTGCTACCAGACATCTACTATTTATTTATATAATTTTTTAAGTTCCCTAAGACCTCCAATAAATTTATATTTTTTAAAAATTATTGGAACTGTATCATGTTTTGATTTTTCCGAAAGAAGACCCACTGTTTTTAAACTTTTTATAACCCTGTCTTTTCCACCAATTTTTTCAATATCAATCTTCTTAACTTTTTGATTTTTATTTTTCAATATTTTTAATGCGGCTTTACAAAATGGACACCAAGTGTAATGATACACCAACCAAGTCATTTATATAATTACTTAATAAAAGTTTTCTGTGCGATAAATTTTAGCCTCATATTGATTATCTTTACCAAAGACTGAAACCAATTCACCACCATAGAGTTCATTACACCCAACGTGTTGATCATCACAGTCCCTACCATTAATAACAAGTGGTAAAGACATCAACGCATTGGAACCTAGGGATCCGTTGTCTGTCGTGTAATACATGTAACTGTCTCTACGATAAGGTGTTTCTTTTCCAAACAATGGAAGACTGTCCTTTGTTACTGGGTCGTGGATAATACCAACTTGTTGAACCTGACCTGGTTTATAATGTTTCAATGGTGGTCCACGAAATTCTGGTGTATCCCTAGTGTCTGGTCTATCTTTTGTAAAACCAGGTTCAAATCTTGGTCTTGGTTCCTGGGTTTGAATTGGCATTGGAATAATTTTTACAGTTTCTCTTGTAAAGTTCCTAGTCATATATATGATCATTGACAATGCAATAATCAAAATGAAAATAAGTACAATTATGGCAAGTTGTTGTTTATCACTCTTATTCATTTACATTATATAAAGAAAATAAATGTTCTTTAACTAGGTATGAAAATATTAGGCATAGATATAGGATATCATAATTTAGCCCTAGTTCTAGCTGAATGTAGTAAAACTGATATTATTGAAATTATTGATTGTAAAAAGATTTCTTTGGGAGATTATAAATATATTAAATCTAATGACATTGTTGATTTAGTTCCATTGATGATTGATGACCATAAATTTTTTTTCCAAGAGGCGGAACAAATTGTTATAGAAAGACAACCACCTGGTGGTTTTACTAATGTTGAGTGTCTTATTAATTATATTACTCGTCCCAAATCATTATTGGTTTCACCTAATGCAATGCATGCGTATTTTGGGTTGGGACATCTAAGTTATGAAAATAGAAAAGAGTACACAGAAAAAATTGCATATCCATATTTGAAAGATAATTATTATTACAATAAATTAGACAGAAAGCATGATATAGCAGATGCAATTTGTCTCATTTTGTTTCAAAATAATAAAAATACAATGGAATTCAAAAGAAATGAATTAATTGAAAGATCAGTTTTCAGTGAATTCCTTTACACTAAACCGACCCAATCTCCATTGAGTTAACAACCACAAAAGGAAAAATACAGTTTTAATTAAATCCTTTGATTTATTATCATCAATTTTGTAAATTGGACTAATTATTTGCGAAGTAAAAGTTTGTGAAGGTTCTTTTCCAATTATTTTAGCTTCCAATTGTGTTAAAGCACAAGTATCATCATTCATCATCCAGTGGAAAAATATAATAACCATCAAAATTGAATATGCCCTGAGTTGCCTTGGTTGTCCCACAAAGGGTATTAATATTCCTATAAGAAGTATTATTAGATGAACGAAGAAAATAATGTTCATTTAATATAACTCAGAAAAGAATGGAGCAAGAAAAAAAAGTTGCCGCCCGAACAAAGGAGTGGTACAAGGCGCAAGAAAATATATTGCGTGTTTGGGGTGAAGCTGCAGCTTGTTATAGGTTCATGAACTACAGGGCTTTCCTCATGTATAAAAAATCCTCAATGCGTTTTACGTTACCCGTTATTATTTTATCAACTATCACAGGGACGGCAAATTTCGCTCAAGAACAATTTCCCGAGAGTATTAGGCCCATGGTTCCATCTATTATAGGTGGTATGAACCTCATCGCGGGTCTCATTGCCACTATTATGCAGTTTCTGAAGATTAACGAATTGATGGAAAGTCATCGCGTTGCTTCACAATCTTATGGTAAATTGTCAAGAACCATTCGTTTGGAATTAGCTTTGCCATTGAGTGAGCGTTCCATGGATGGTCGTGACATGGTAGATTTGATGCGCGCGGAATATGACCGTTTGATAGAACAATCTCCACCAATCCCAACACCCATCTTAGATGAATTCGAGAAGGAATTCAAAAATTCCAAGATTTTCAAACCAGAGATTATGCATATCCAACCAATTGAACCATACAAAGCTATTTTGGAAACTTCCATGAAAGCTAAGGAAATATTTAGTGAAAGCAAAATGAAAGATGATATCACCCGTTCAATGGGGGGTGAGTTGAGAAAGCGGACAGGATTTAAGATGCCCCAATTGGCACCAGCTTCTAATCAGGGGGGTTTGGGCAAATCGGTCAAAGAAGAATTAGAAGATTTGAAGAAAACAGGGTTTGTTTCTCTTCAAAGCAAGGTGATGCAGGACTTTAAAGCAAAGACTGAAAGAATGTCTGGAGTAGAACTTTCTGAGATTGTGACTGAAGAACCACAAGTCCCAGTTGAGGAAACATCAGTTCCTGTTGAGGATACACCATCTGAACCAGTTACTGAAGAATCCCCCAAAGAAGATTAAGAATATAGATAAGTAGAATTAATAATATAATATTGAATGCAACAAAACACGCGAGGTATGGGGCTAATTTCCTTCTTAAAGGTTTAAGAACTTTATCATTTAAAGAGTCACTCTTTAACGCCATATCTATTGCCTGATTTGTGATTTCATCCATGGATCGGTTCATTAAAATAACATCCGATAAAAAAATGCCACAAAATTCACTACATTCTAGTGAAAGAGAAGAACTAGAGAGACTAATAAACGAAAATAAAAATATAATTGTAAGTGGTGCTCCTGGTGTAGGTAAAACTACTTTAATAAGGCGTGTTCTTGAAGGAAAAAAAGTTTTAGATTTAGATTCACATAGCATTCGATTTTATTATTTGTGTGGTACGGGGGTTTCACATATTTTTATAGATAATTATGAAGATGAATTATCTTTTAAAAAAATAGTTGACGAGGTTAGTGAGGGTCGTAAGAAGACAAATGGATCATTTATAGTTGAATCTCAAAAATATCATATACTCCCCAACTTTCATACTGTTAAATTGAAAAAGCCAACGGTTTCAGAAATTTTATCTCTTGTGGACAATACTAATGAAAATTATTACGGGGTTGCAAATAAATGTGATGGAAACATCCGTGATTTCATGACATACAAGGATTACACATACGAAAAAGATATGTTTTTTACAACAAAAGAATATATAGCAGATATATTATGTCAAAAAAATAATATAATGGTTAAAGAAAGTTTACAAGAACATGGTAATTTCTGGTCTACGGTTCATGAAAATTATTTGGACTCGGAGGGTTGTGTTATAAATAAGATAATGAATTCCCTATCTTTTGCAAATTTTTATGATTCTTCCATATACGAGGGTAACTGGGATTCAATGAAATTTTTTGTTAACGAAGTTGTTTCAATTCCTAAATTTTATTTTGGAAAACCCCTCGAAAAAGATAAAACAAGACCCGGTAGTTCCTGGTCAAAAGAAGGAAATCAAAAAATGCGAAGAAGAAAAATATCAGAAATTATACAAAAGAGTCCAGTTCGTATGCATAAAGACCATTTACATTTATTAAAAATTTATGCTAAAGAGGGTAATATTGATTTATTAAAAAGTTATAATATTACACCCCAAGACTTTGACATTATAAACCATATATGCATTCAAAATAAATTAAAGCAGAGGGACGTGAACAATATTAAGAAATGGCTGAAGAATTAGAAGAAACAAATGTTCTAGAACCAAAAGTTGTTGGAAATGAAATATTGTTTTTTAGTGACATCACCGAAGAATCTATCTTAGATTTCTTGGAGGCATTCAAAAAACTTGAAAATGAAACATTGAAAAAGTATGTAGATAATCCGGGTTCCACACCGTGTATTAAAGTTGTTATCAATAGCGGCGGTGGTGATTTATTTTCTGGAATCGCAGCAATGAATATTATTGAAAAATCAAGGGTCAAAGTAATTACTGAAGTTCAAGGAAGTTGTTGTAGCGCTGCGACTTTCCTTCTACTCGCGGGTCATAAGAGACGAATGGGTAAAGATGCTTTCATTTTGATTCACCAAATAACAACGGGACAGTTTTGGGGGAAGTTCCAAGAACTCAAGGCTGAGTGTAAAAATTATTCTAAATTTATGAAGAGAATTGAAACAGTTTATCGTTCAAAAACTGAAATACCCGATAAACTATTTAAGAAGATGATGAAGAAGGATGTATTTATGGACTCTGCTGAATGTCTCAAACATGGTATAGTTCACGAGATTGCTTAACTGTTACATATCTTTTATAGAGATACATAGCCATAATTATAATAACAATAACACTAACTGTATTTAAATCAAATTTTATATCCCTGGGTGGAGGTTGAAGTCTCTTCATTCTTTCGTAATCAACAACCGCGAATGTCATTATTAAAGAGTAGAGAATATAATTTACCAAAATGAACCGAATTGCTGTGGACATCGATGAGACCCTTCTTCACTTTCTTCCAAATATGGCAAAGTACCACAAGATGGAACTGCCATCCAAAAGATTTCCATATGTCTACAGAAATATTTTTGATATAACCGAGGCTCGGTCAAAGAGAATGGTTATTGATTTTTATAATTCCCAAGAGTTTCACGATTTGGAACCAATGAAGGGTTCCCAAGAAAAACTATTGGAATTAAAGAAAAAATGTAAAAAACTTTATATCGTTTCGGGGAGACAATATTATGTAAGACAAAGAACCGAAGATTGGATTGAAAAACATTATCCTGGTATTTTTGATGATGTTGTATTGACAAACAGTTATACGATACATGAAGTTTCTAAAGTTGATATTTTCCGTTCTCTAAATATTGATACCATGGTTGATGATGATTCCAT